CCAATGGCTTGACACCAGGAGCGGGCAGAGCGTCATTGTTGACCCGCAGAGTATCAATTGGGTAGACAATGTAACCGACAGCCGCCAACAAATCAGCACCAAGCAGGCGGTAGGTGCGACCACCGATGACGAAAAGATAACCTGGGTCAACGGCTATGGAACGGGGCGGCACTTCCGCTACACTGCCCACCCCAAGCGGCTTATCAAGCATGTCATAATTGATTCGCTTGCCAACCTGCCAGCGCCTACGGTCAACAACCCCTATTTCGAAATCGAGTTTGTTATCAAGAAGTCATCGGGCGTGACTCTGTACGTGGACGGGCAGCCCTGGGATAACTCGACTAAGACCACGACAGCCAACCGGATAGACTTCCGCCTTACAGATGGGACGGTGGCGTGGTACTTCCAGGCTCCGATAGCTGAGGACAGCGCCGGGGAAACCTGCCCCGGTATATTCCAGTTACGCCGCCAGGGTAACACCCGTTTCTGTACGGTACGCTTTCCTAAGGCCTGGATTGACGCGGCGGTATTCCCGATCTATGTAGACGATACCTTCACAGATGGCTACGGCGGGGATGTAACGACATACTGTGATACTTACGTCAACGAAAGCAGCGCTTCTACTACGTATGGCTCGGCGGCAACAATGTTCATGTTCTCCAATGCCACACAGCGCCGCAATATACTGCTTAAATTCGATTTATCTTCTCTCAGTGGCGTAACAATCAGCAGCGCGATTCTTAGTTTATATAACAATATTCAGTGGGAGGCAAATCGTGATTACTCTCTGCACTCTATTCTTAGTGCAAACAGTTCGTGGGATGAGGCAACAGCCAGGTGGAGTTTAGCACTAGATGCTGACCCTGACATATATTGGGAAGGAGACGCAGCAAGTGATGGCGGGACTGATGCAGGTTGCTCTGTATCGGGAACGGACTACAACGCTACTGCTATTGGAACTTTTTCATATACCGCCAGCACGGCGGCTGGCACTGAACATCAGGTAACACTAAACACAACGCAGGTCACGGCATGGCTGACTGCGAATTATGGGTTAGTCGGAATACTGACGACACCTAACATTGCTGCTAACGAACCCTGGGCAACCAGCGACAACGCTACGACAGCGCGCCGCCCGAAGCTGGTGGTGACCTATACGGCGGCAGGAATTGCTACATCCGAAGCTACCCAAGCGCAGACCAGTGATGCGGTAAGCATTGTCGCAATCTCGCCCATCGTACCCGCTGAGGCAACCCAGGCGCAAGCCAGTGACGCTGCCAGCATTATCGCAATCTATACAGTAATTCCTGCTGAAGCAACGCAGGCGCAATCATCCGATGCCGCAATGCTTGGGCAGTTTACACCGATCGCACCTGCTGAAGCAACGCAAGTTCAGGCATCCGATACGGCAAGTATCGTTGCAATCTATCCTGTGGCGCCCGCCGAGGCAACGCAATCTCAGACCAGTGATGCGGCGATATTATCAGAAGGCGCAATCAATATCACGCCCGCAGAAGCCAGCCAAGCGCAGACCAGTGATGCGGCGGCAATTGCCAATTTATACTCCTATACTGACGGCTCCGGCGGGGATGTCAACACTGCCCAGGATGTCAACCTTCACTCTACCGCGCACACCTTCAATAACGGTTTGCATGATGCTGTCCAGTTCGGCAGTTATAACTATGGGCTTATTCAATTCAATCTATCGGCTGTCCCTGCATCGGGTACGATAGTTTCAGCGAAGCTATATCTTGGTCTGTATGATGGCGGCGGCAATGCGGACATTTACGCGGTGCTGGCTGCTAACGGTGGATGGATCGAAGGGACAGGTGACTTTGATCTAGCGCTGGAAGGCGAGCCGTGTTGGGATGCGAAAGAGGCAGACGGCTCTGGCGGGATCAAGACAGCCTGGGCGGGTGGTACAAGCGGCTGCGGTGTTGCTGGTACGGATATATCAGCAAGCCCTATCGGTACACTGACGGCGGGTAGTGCGGGGATCTATGAGATAGAACTAAATTCCGGAACCGTGCAGGGTTGGTTCGGTGCAAGTAATACCAATTACGGTATCCTGATTAAACCCACTTCGACAAACTCATACCACTTTGCATTATCAGAATATACAACGGCAGATTATCGCCCTAAGTTGGAAGTGCTTTATACAAGCATAGATAGCTTTACCCTGGTAACACCTTCGGATAATACCCAGGCACAGACATCGGATGCGGTGACATTGGCGGCGGTCTATCCGATTGCACCCGCCGAGGCATTACAGGCACAGACCAGTGATGAAGTTAGTCTATCATACTTTGCCCCTGGGACTGACATCACACCAGCCGAAGCAACACAGAGCCAGACGACAGACGATACCACGCTATCAATTATATACATTGTCAGCGTAGCAGATGCGACCCAGGCGCAAGCGAGCGACTTGGCAGTTATCACCACGCCGGTAGTGGCATACCCGCCGGGACAGCGGCGATTATTGGAGCCTGACCAGCGGGCAAACGCTGAGATGGCAGTAAGGGCAACAAGCGTATTAGGCACCAGAGCAACTTTGGAGGTTGATGACTGATGGCAATCGACCTGACCGCAACACCCCAAGCAACGACTGAGACCCGTATACATTACGTGGATTTCAGCAATGACCTGCCCAGCGGCGTGACGGTAACTAACGTCACCGCCGGTACTGGCGCATTCCCTTTGAGCGGGACTGCCGGACTATCCGCAGGCACAATCAACGCCGGGACAGGGTATATCCAGATAACCAACCCCAGCACGGCGGGATTATTCGATGTGCGCGGTACCGCCATCCTGAGCGACAGCGAGACGATTGTCTTTATGCTCCATGTGCCGGTATTGTGGGCATCGGTGCGGGCGGGCATGGTGGACTTGATAGCCGACCTGCGCGCCATGACTGACACCGGATACGAAGATTACAAGGTGGCGGGCGTCTACTACTGGAGCGACAAGCACCTGCAAGACTACCTGGACAGGTACCGCTTTGATTTTATCGAGGCGGAATTGCAGCCCATCCAGCAGTACAGCAATGGCACAACCTACTACCTGGACTACCGCTCGCAATACGGCAACCTGGAAAGCGTGGCAAGCGGAACGGGCGTGTTCAAGCTGGATAATGCGGGCGGCACCAACCAAGCGACAAGCACCTGGAGCGCAGACTACCGCAGGGGAATTATCACCTTCACCAGCGATACGGCGGGGTCTTCGATGTTCCTGACCGGGCGCAGCTACGACATGAACGCGGCTGCCGCTGACATCTGGCGCAACAAAGCCGCCAATGCCGCCAAGATGTACAGCTTCTCGGCGGGCGGGCAGAGCTTTCAGCGCAATCAGTTCATGGCGAATTGTATCCAGATGGCGCAGTTCTACGAAGGCATGTCAGGACCGACCATTATCAGCTTGTACCGGGGAGATAATGACCCGGTAGGGGTAGGGGTATGAGCAGCACGCTTACCAGTGCAGAGATAGCCCAAATGCGGGCGGATGTGGAGGATATGGTCCTTCCGGACAAGGGGTATATCCTCACGCTTACTCAGGTGTCAGACGGGCAGGGCGGATATACCGACACCTGGGGAACGGCAACGGCATACACCAAGTGCAGGCTGGACTACATGACCGGGGCGGAGGCAGTATTCGGCGGGGCGCTGAAGCCGTACAGCGGGTGGAACCTGACCGTGCCGTATAGCGGGACGCTGACCACCCAGAACCGCTTTTACCTGAATGGGGATACCTACGCGGTGGTCGAGATTGACAATGACAAGAGCTGGAACCTGTTTATCCGGGCGAGAGTGGAGAAGGTATGACAAGCGTTGGCGCGGTGAAGCTGGACACAAAGCGGCTGGATCAGATAGTCCGCAACCTGGACGGCAATACAGAGCGGGCAATCAAGCGGATTGCGTTTCAGGTTGAAGGATACGCCAAGACACTGGCGCCGGTCGATACAGGTGCATTGCGGAATAGCATAAACACCGAGCGGATTGACAAAGATACTTATTGGGTTGGTGATGGCGTAGAATACGGCATTTATCAGGAGTTTGGCACTTATCGGATGGCGGCGCATCCCTTCTTGATCCCGGCTGCCGAGCGGGTGTCAAGACAAATGGGGCTGGTCTTCCGGCAGGAGTTATTCAGATGATCCTTGACGATACCTCAGCCGCATTATTTACCCGCATGTCAGCGGGCACGGCACTCACGGCGTTGCTTCCGGGGACTGCCAGCATCTACGACACCCAGGCGCCGGATAACGCCACCTTGCCTTTCGTGGTGTTCTCGCACACGGACGGCGGACCGGAGAACCTGGACGCGAACAACCTGGAGATCAATCTCTGGTATATCCGGGTGTATGGCAGCACATCTGCCAAGAATACCACCGAGGTATTCGAGCAGGTGGATAACTTACTCAATCGGGTCAATATCACCATAACGGGATACAACACCCTATGGTGCGCCCGTGAGCAGAATATCAAGGGAATAGAGATAACGCCGGACGGCTCAAAGATTTGGAACGCTGGCGCAATCTATCGTATTAGAACCGCATAGGAGGTAAGGAAATGGCTAACGAGTTTGTCGGATCAAGTTTATACGCACAGTGGATCACCAGCACGGGAACGACCACCCTCAGCACGGATTACCGCAACTTCAGTTACACGCCGAGCATCGCATTTGTGGATGTTACCGCCGGGGCTGACACCGCAATCCAGCGGGTGCAATCGTTCAAAGATGGCAACGTAACGATGGATATCTTGATGTTATCCAACATGGGAACCGGTATGGTCGCAGAGCTGGCAGAGGGCAAGGTAGGGACGCTGACATGGGGCGAGGCCGGCACGGCTGCCACCGCACCGAAAGTCACCCTTCCGGCTATCTCACAGGGCTTCACCCGCACCAGCCCGTATAACGATGTAGTTACCATGTCCATTGGGTGGCTCCAGAACGGCGCCCGGACAGATGGGACGTTCTAATGGCTGACGTTGTATTGAGCGATGGGCGCGAGATTGTATTTGACCTGAATAAAATCAGCATCAAGGAATACCGCGCCCTGTTTGACCGTGACCAGCCGGACGCAGACGAATACCGCAGCCTGGGGAAGGTGACAGGGTTGAGCGCGCAGGAGATCGGGGATCTCCCGTTCTTGGAATGGCGCAGGTTATACCGTGCGTTTCTTGAGAAGTGCGCTCAACCCTTAGCGGACCCAAACTGAGTAAGCGCGTCTACCTGGCGTTGAAGTGGGGGCAAGCATCCCCGCTGGAACTGATACGCTGGAGTCTGGCAGAGCGGTTTGGGTGGACGCTGGCAGATGTAGACGCGCTGAGCATGGCTGACCTGGCGCAGTTCTATCAGATTGAGGACGGGCGCGCAAAAGCGAGGGAAGATGGCAGAAAAAATAGCCAGCATATACGCTGAGATTGGCGCGGATACTAAGGGGCTCAAGAAGGGGCTGACTGAAACCAAGTCAGGATTGACGGGTGCCGCGGCTGAACTTGGTAAATTTAAAGCCAGTTCATTAGCCACATGGGGCGCTATTGGCGGTGTTGTTACCAGTGCCGGGATAGCCATCAAAAAAATGATGGATAAGACGGTAGCATATACCAAAGAAGTGCGCGATATGACTTACTTCACCGGGGCAAGCTCCGATGAAATATCACGCATGGTACAGGTAGCCGATGATTGGGGGATCAGTATTGAACAGGTACGCACCTCTATGCGTTACCTGACCAAGAATGGTATTGAGCCGTCTATTGATGCGCTGGCTAATCTTGCTGATGAGTATGTCGCTTCAGCGGACAAAACAGAGTTTGCCGCCAAAGCCGCTAAACTGCTTGGGCGGGAATGGACTACCCTCATTCCGTTATTTGCGAAGGGTGGCGATGCACTACGCAAACAGGCGGCGGCAGTAGATAAGAACCTTATCGTTACCGAGGAAATGATAGCCACCGCAAGAGAGTATGAGCTTGCCATGGACGCTTGGCAGGAGCAAAGCGAAAAGCTGGTTTATCACTGGGGGTCTGCATTACTACCCAAGGGTGCGGCAGTTCTGAAATTGATGACTGACCTTACCAGTTTGGATGCTGCCGGCTGGTTTGAGGACGGGGCGGATGCATCGGCTGATTTTATCAATAAGTTTATCTATGGTAAGACCGTTGTTGAAGATTTCAACGTAGCCGCAAGCAAGTTCCAGAAGGAAGATATGATAGGCGGGTTGGAGGGGATAAGCGAAGCGGCGGATGAAGTCTTGCCAAGATTGTCGAATACCTCAGGTCAATTCTATGCCCTATCCGCTGCAATCCGCAAAGGCGCACAATCAGCAGAGGAAGCAGAGGGGCCAATCAAGAATTTTCTTGACGAGGTAGACCGAAACGTTGATAGCCCGATTGCTGATTTTATCGGTGATTTGCGTTGGCTGCAAGCGGGTGGATACAATATCAACCTAAAGTTTGAAGAGATCATGCAAGCGGTAAAGGACAAAAAGATTACGCCAGCGGAAGGCGAGCAGATGCTTGAAGGGCTTTATGCGGCGGCGATTGATTTGCAGACCGATCTGGATATGATAGACGCAGAGACGGCGGCGGAGAATATCAGCACTACACTTGGAGTGAGCCTGGATCAAGCCAAAGCGATGATAAACGGTACAGATGGGATAACAGGGGCGATGGCGGCACTAACTAGTCAGCCCTGGTACGTGGATATTTATTATCGAGAGCATAATAAGCCAACACCGTCCGGGGCAACGGTTGATGAGAATGGTAATCCAATTCCGCGAGCGGTAGGTGGTCCGGTTGTAGGCGGCGGATTGTATCTGGTAGGCGAACATGGGCCGGAATTGTTTGTGCCGAATATAAGCGGGCAGATTATCCCAAACGACAAGAGTATAGATAGCGCTGGCTCGCCCTTATCCAGCGGTGATGTCTACGTGGTGCAAAACTTCTACGACCAGGGCGCGGCTGCGCTTGGCATGGCATACGTGGAAACGTTGCGCGGGCAGCGACTTGATGCAAGCATGGGACGGTGACGTATGGCAGGGACGCTCATAATTGGTATGCCAGGAACTAAGGGGATAGGCGGGACAGCTTCTTCGTCTATTGCATTGGGATCTGTTGATTTGCAATCGACTCTAAAGGTTTCAAGTAGCGGATTTGGTTACAAAACAGATTCCGATCTCATGTGGACCACATTCGATATTGTAAGCTCATCGTCCGATGAAGCCTTTAGGCATGAGTTATTCAAGCTGGATAGATTAAGCGATTTTGCGAACCGCTACGGTGCAGATTATACACTTAGCGATCCGGTATATATCTATTGGGGAGCTGATGGAGAGTTACCAGTACGGCAGACGCTTGTACATGACATTGTTTATGAATTAGTACCCGACAGCGTTTTGACTGCAATGCTTGGAAAAGATAGCGCGAAGTTACGTCTAGCGGTTCAACATGATCCGTTCTGGTCTGATGGTACAGTAAGCAGTCTATATTCTGGCACAATCCCCGACCTCGGCGGTACTTATGCGCTTGGATTGACCGATACAAGTTATCCAAGCCGAATACAGTATTTCAATATGACAACGTTGTCTGGTTTAGTACCAACGTTGGAAAAAGCATGGATTGGCATCAAAGATACCCGTAACGGTGTTCTTGGGCTTGTGCCTAAATGGGAAGCGGAATATGGAACCAACGCAACTGATGCCAGCGATGTTGCTGGTACAACGGCAAGCAATGGGACCGCCGTTGTGGTTAGTTTTGCAACAGGTACCGCTATGGCTAAGCGGTTCTCAATCAAACTAAGCGATATTACTGCCGGGGCATACGATGACAATATAGGCAAATATCTTGTGCTTGGGAGGATGAAAGTCAGTGGGACAGCGACAATAATCGCAACAGAACTGAAACACGGGTGGCTTGGCAGAGCTGGGCTAGAGTCCAGCGTTGGGGTTAGCTTTCTTGATCAGACAACAGATGCAAGTCTAGTCAACTATAACCTCATCCCGCTCGGAGTTGTCGATGTACCGCCAACCGGAGATCGTTCTGGTATCGCATCAAATGGGCCAATACAATCTTATGGTTTGGCTCTATATGCTGAAAGGTTGAGCGCTGCCGGGTCATTATTCTGCGATTGCTTTATCCTGGTGCCAACTGACCACTTAATGACAGTCGGTAGCGCATATATGTATTCAGACGGGGGCGCATCTCTACGCGCTTACGCTGGTGATGACGATACCCCGTATGCGATAAATTACTCAATATCATCTTATTACGGCAACACCGAATATTCTTTTGAGAACTGGAACGTTCCGATTGGCGGTGGTATGCTTGTTATTGCTGCGCAGGGCGGAACCGAACACGTTATAAATGGGACGATAACATTCGGAATGGACATCGTAAAGAGATATAGAAGCTATCGGGGCACTTCCTAATGTTATCAATTCGCCTATATGAGCCGATCTTATACAGCACTACCTTCTTGGAAGATATAAGCCTGGAGGCGGTTGCCAGTTGGCGCCGCAGCACCCGGCGCCAGGGTGGATACTGGCGGGGAAGCTTTATCCTGACCGGCGACCAGAGCCGGTTAGCTAAGTTCTTTTATGAGCGGTTGGCTTGCCATCTGGTAGAACGCTGGAACGGGATGGTCACCTGGGAAGGGATGATCTACGAGATGGACTTGACCATCAACGGGGTCACTCGCAGGCGCAGCTTGGATACCTTCGCAAATTGGGTCTATGCAATTTACATAGACCCCGATAATGGCGAATCCAATAATACCACTGCTGTTCAGAATGCAAATTCAATCCGATGGTTTGGTAGGCGAGAGGAAGTGCTGACCCTAGATGGATTTGACTCAGACTCTGCTGATGCTTATGATGATACTTATCTAAAAGAGAACGCCTGGCCTACGGCTCGCCCAGTTGGATTTATGCCAGGGCAAGAAAATCAATTGGTTGTTACCGTATGCGGCTATGTATTTACGGCAAACTGGCGTCACGAGCATTCTGCATCAACTACAAAAGGCAATCTTAGTGACTATCTGACCGATCTGGTTACAGATAATTGCGAGTTCCTACAAACTGGAAGGATAGCCAGCAACACGGTACAGGTCAATACCGGGGCGATGACACCCACCAGATCATTTGATATTATCTCCGATTTGTGCGACCTGGGCGATGCAGACGGCAACCCATACCGATTTTACGTGGACAATGATCGGCGGGCGAATTACCAGCAAATCAGCATTACGCCTGAGTATTACCTACGGGGCGGCAAACTATATGCCTCGGCTGGCGGATCGCAAGAAATAGCGCCCTGGGTTGTCAAGCCGAATGTAATGCGGGATATGAGTTATCCGGTCAGCAGGTGGAATTATGCGGGCTGGCTCAATGACGCCAGGGATATTTATGTTGATGAGATCGAAGCTGGCCCAGGCGGTCTGGTAATCAAGACGGATTTATTTGAGGAAAGTGAGTTATTTGCGGCTCAAGCAGCATACCAGAACAGCTTGCAAGTAATCGCGCCGCTGGGTAGCGATGGCGGAGGTGGCGGCGGGCGCCATGTCTGGCAACACCTGGGATATACCAGGGAGCAACGTCTGGCAATGACGCCTGAGGAATGGCAAGCAATCAAACGAGCCGCGCAAAAGCGAAAGCGTGAGACGGGTAGATTTGTATGAGAAAGACACTCGGAAAGAAAAATACCACCAAGGATGTAAAGGCTGTCAGGGCATTAGGAAAATATAGTGATACTATAATCGCCTGCCGGGTGTATAACGATGCCGATTTTGTTCACAACTCAACCGGCAACTGGCTGGCGGTAACGTTCAACTCGGAACGGCGCGATGCAAAAGCAATGCACTCTACCAGCAGCAATACCAGCCGGATCACCGTGCCACTGGCGGGCTGGTATCTGGTTACCGGGCATGTGCGCTTCGCGGCGAATGCAACCGGACAACGAATTGCTGGTATCCGGTATGGGGGAGCAAATTATCTGGCATTGCAAAGTGACAATAACCCCAGCGGTACAAACACAACGATTATATCTATTGCAACGTTGTACTATTTTGCGGCGAGTGATTATATTGAGTTAGTTGTTTATCAAGATAGTGGGGGAAATCTAAACATCGTATCTACGGCGCAATACTCGCCAGAGTTGGCAGTAGTAAAGATCCCGTTTAGCGATTCCGTTAAGGTGATTGGTTAAATATAATATCGAATTTTGTAAGCGTCTGGACACAAGAGACATCGGGATCTACAACCGAGTACACCCTGCTACCGTCTACCCTGACTTCGTGGCAGGGTGTGCGTTTGTAGCCGGTCACATGCTCAGGCGTTTGCTCGATGATGTAGACCGATGCTTCTACGAGATATTTGTCGGTTGGTTGTGGCTGCCACGGGAAGAGTGATGTGATTACGATGGGGAGTAGAACAATATAGTTCATGTTATCATAATCCTGATTATTATAGTCTGCTAGATAGCCGTGTGTGATACAGGTCTATCTTTTCTCAAGGTCTACCATATGTTGAACAGGACGCCCTACACGGGGCGATATTTTCTCAATCATACTGGCGGTATATAATAGCATCTGCGATATGCTACGGGCTTCCTGTTGCGAAGTAACGCGCGTTACTATCATACATCACCAAACGCCTTAGTCATTTCACCAATACCAGCCGCAGATGCGGGTACTTCCGCAGGAACACGTTGCGCTTCAGCCGGAACACGGCAGTCTCTACGCCCTTGACGTCCTCCACGATAGTCTCGCCTGTTTGGTCTATGTACTCAAAGTCAGCAATATAAGTGACTTTCGAGATACGCGTTCCATCGGGCAACTTTGCGGCAGGGAATAACTCATAATCCGGGTGTACGATCAGATTGGTGATCTCGCCTGCCGCCTGCAATAACTTGAGTTCCAGATAGCGGCGATGCTCTGCCATGCTGTCAAAGGTGTATCCATCATCGGTCACTTTACGGGCGTGGTATTTGGTCATCGCATTACCAGCGCCAGCCGCCATCATCTGTATATGTCGCAGCATCGGATATTATTAATGTATTAATGCCGCCAGAGTCGCTATAACCTATTGCGACGCGCTCTTGGTTGATGGCATCGTAAAATATATTAAGTTGAATATCAACAACTCTAAATGGGCTTATACTCATTGGTTGTCTAAATATTCGTATTCCCTTTGCAACCTTTATAATCCGCATCGTTTCAAATGGCAGGTCGCCATACGCCATATATGCAAGTTGTCTTGCCCATTCGGCAGTTATGTGGTTGTTTATCATCTCATCACCAGCGCCAGCCCCGTCTTACCATTCGGTACAATATTGTACAGGATACCGCACTTCATCGGCGGACACCAATACTCCACAATCCCGCCAATCGGCAGGTCGTCATTGCCGAGCGCCGTCCTGACCTCCTCAGCGTTGTAGATCATGCAGCCGCGCCAGATGCCGGTATCCGTGACCAGGGTATAGAAGCCAGCGGGCAGGGTGACCTTGTACGCAACCCTGCGGGTCATCTTGTGATTGCGATGGTCGCGGCACTTGTCGCACATGCCAGAACGCTTGTGCTTCTGGTAGGTGATGCGCTTGCCGCAGCGGGTGCAGTAGAAGTCGGCGGCGTAGGTCATGCTCTTGTCTCAGTCTCCTTTCCGCCAACGGTGTAGACGCCACCGCCCGCGCCTGCGCTGTGGCTTTGCGCCAGGTCTTGCGCGGCTTCCTCGGACATTGCAAGCAAACCCTCCAACTCCTCCACCCTGGCGCGCAGGGCGGCGTTCTCGGCTTCGGCGGCTTGCTTTTTATACTTCTCATCCCTGGCTGCTTTAGCACAGTCCATGAAACCCTGCTGCGTCCACATATGCTCAGTGCGCTCATCTTTTGCCTTGTGCTTCCACACCCGCGCCCATCGGCGCAGGGCAGCGTTCTCGGCTTCGAGTTTCTCATAGTCTGTCAGGCTTACCAATTCTCCGTTGGTATCTCCGTAATCGTATATTTTCATCGCTATTCCTCACTTTCTGATCGTTTGTAATGCCAGTTGACGCATACACCCAGGGGCGTGATCCAAGCCTCCTTTACACCAAGGGCAGTACCCCTTGGGAGTAAGGGGATCGTAGGCAAGCATGGCATTGAGCCAAGTCTCCGCTATTCCGCTTTTTGTTCGTTCTGCGTGCTTCCAGGCTTTGGCTGAGTGTTTCCATGCAGATGTCATCTTCTGCAATTTCTCGCGATCTGCTTCGGCATTTTTCGCGATCTCGGAAGTCGTTCCAAGATACACCAGCCCGCGCTCCGTCCACTGATACCAGCCTTCTTCCGCACATTGTTCAGGCGGGTAGCCTGCTGGTCGCGTCCAGTAAAACGGGGCTGTATTGCTCTTTGGTGTCTCTGTTTCGTTCCGTTCGTCCTCAATGTCGTTGTAGCTCTCGATTATGGCTTCTATCATCTGCGGGATTGTCCCGGGAAATGGGACGACTATTCCCTTGTCGTCAATGAACTTGTCTAATAAATCGCGCAGTTCCAAATATTCTTCTGTTGGTTTCATGCCAACCTTCCTCTCAGGTATCCTTCCACAAACTCCATAATCGCCTGCCCACGCTCGTCATCGGTGAAGTTGTCAGTCACCCATGATAAGAACATATCCGCCCAATCTTCCACGCAGGTGTTACCGTTTACCCAATTGCGCGGGTGCTGGTGGAATGGGTAGTTATCCTTCCTGTACCCGTTGCGCGGGGCATATCTTCCGGCGTTCCTGGCGTATCCGCTTGCCCCGCTGCCTGTGACTAGCTTGCCGTCCGGGGTCTTGATGCCGTGAACACTCAGCAGGTGCGCGGGACTATCCTGTTCCGGCAGGTTGTCATTCATCAAGTGACCTAACTCATGGATCACAAGATTGGGCGTCACCCTGCCAATTGTGAATAACATCTTGTGCGTGTCCCATGCGTCCACCCTTGCCCAGTAGCGCCCGGCTGACTTGACCGCTTCCAGGGTGAGGTCACCAAAGAGACGGTGAAACGCCTCGTCCGATTCAATGCCTGTAAGTTCCTCGAGATATACGGATACATCAAACAGCGCCAGTTGCGCTATTATCCGCTCATCTTCTCGCCAGTTGCCAGCGTAGGTAATCATAGTTTGCCATCCTTGAACGCCATATACACGACATACGCAATCATACTGAGCGTAATTCCTGACAGTACACCTGCCAGATAACTCCAATCAATCATCTCTCATCCTCTCCGTGCTGCCCCGGCTCACCCCGAACCGGGGCTGGCACTAATCATTAGCCCATCGCGGCTTTTCG